AGTAAACCAAGTGGTAGACGTAGGTAAGGACATTGAGAAGTGGATCAGACAGGTTGTTGCTAAAACTCATAAGGCGAGTGGAGCGGCAATCTGTCCGTTTGCGAAAAGAACACTTGAGGATCGTAAAATACAGATCACGCCTGCGAAGACAGATGTGCTGGATCAGATTGATCAGTGTTGCGGTCTTTTTGTTAGCCTTGGCCTGGACATTGTCATCCTATATTTCACTCACGAGATAACTGAACGCCAGTTGTCCCGCATCTGTAAGCGGGCACACAAGAACAATCCTGACTACGCCATAATGTATGACCACCCAGACAACGACGGACTACATAAGGGTGTATCATTCAGTTATGGCAAAAGGCCATTGGTGATGATACAGGATATGGCGAAACTGAAACAAGCACAACACAAGTTGAAGAGGTCTGGATACTACGAGAAGTGGGGTTTAGACTCGCTTGAGCAGTTTTACTAATAAATAAACGCATAGTGGTAATCCTGCCACGCATAACAAAAGGAGGACTACGATGAGTCAAGAACAAACATCGCAAGACGTTCAGACTGCCACTGGGGCGGCTGACACAGTCTCTAACACGAACCAGGCCACAGCGGACAATCAACCCGCGAGAGTCTACACCCAGGCGGAACTTGATGCTTTAGCGGCTGAAGTTAGAAGAAAAGCAGAAGCCAAGTATGAGAAGAAGTTTGGTCAAGTAGATGTTGAGAAATACCAGACTCTTTTGCAGAAGGAGGAAGAACAGAAGATCTCCCAAGCCAAAGAGAAGTCAGAGTTTGAGAAACTGTTGAAGGAGAATGCTGAGAAGTTTCAAAGCAAGATTGGTTCTCTTACATCAGAACTGACGAAGATCAAGGTGGATGGGGCATTGATAAATGCGGCATCAACCAAGAGGGCAGTGAACCCAGAACAGGTCGCGAGGCTTGTGAGGGAGAATGTCAAGATGTCAGAGACTGGTGAAGTTGAAGTGATTGATCCCAAGACGGGTCAGACGAGATACACTGACAATGGTGATCCATTGACGATTGACGGGTTGGTAGGAGAATTCTTACAGACGAACCCTCACTTCGTTTCAGCGGGGCAACCAGGCGGTGGATCCAAGTACAACACTGGAACACAAGGTATTCCTCAAGTTGATGTGAACAGTCTGGATATGACTAATCCAGAACACAGAAAGAAGTATGCTGAGTATCGCAAGACACAAGGCTACTAAACATTAACAACAAAAGGAGACATTTACAATGTCAACAGCAACAACAAACACATCATCATTGAATGATCTGATTGCACCCATCGTACAAGAAGCGATGTTCGTGGCATCAGAGACTTCAATCATGCCAGGACTTGTGAAGAACTTCACGGTTCCTGCAAATGCTGGTAAGGTATTACAAGTACCATTATACGGCACACAAACAATCGCAACAGACGTTGGTGAGAACGCGGAAATTGACATGACTGCAATCTCAACTGGCGTTGCCAACATCACTCTTACAGAGGCTGGTATTGCGGCGACAGTGACTGACATGGCAAGAAACCATTCAGTTTCAAACGTTATCGCAGACCTAGGTAAGTTATTTGGTGAAGCGATCGCGAAAAGACACGACAGAGCATTGACTGGTCTGTTCTCGTCTTTCTCAACTTCAATCAACGCAGGCACAGACACTCAAAGTGAGTTGACTGTGGCTGACCTACACAAAGCATATGCGACACTGAAATCAAATGCAGTTCCAGGTCCATACTACGGTGTTTTCACTCCGCAGGCTTTGTTCGCATTGAAGGCAAATCTTACAAACACATACGTGAACCCAACTAACTCACTTGTTGTGACTAACCAGGCGATGTCTGAAGGTTACATTGGTAGGATCGCTGGGATTGATGTGTTTGAGACATCTAACATCGTAGAGGACTCTGCGACATCAGCCGTTTGTGGCGTGTTCGCTAGAGATGCCTTAGGTTTAGCGGTGGCTCAAAGATTAAACATTGAGACGCAAAGAGACGCTTCATTAAGAGCAGAAGAAGTTGTAGCATCAACAAGATATGGTGTGAACGTTCTTCACAACTCTTATGGTGTGAAAATAGCGGTGGACAACACAATCTAATTGGGTTGACCTCTCTAACTTTAAAGGGGCGGTAGCGATATCGCCCCTTTTTTTACGGATGATCGTTTGGTTCAATGGTTTATCACAGCGACAGTTGATTGACATACCAAAGCGTGGTCTTGAGATTGGTTGCAACTACATCAGGCGTGTAAGGCCCGTGGATTTCGTGGTGGCCTACGACGGCGATGTGATCAACAACATTGAAAGGGAGCCATCCGTTATCTATTACACAAGGCCTGCTCAAGCAGTTGGTGACAAATGGCTGAGGATAGGCGAGGACAATGTCCAAGGACTCAACAGCGGCTGTCTCGCGGTGCTGTTGGCCACCAAACTGTCAAAGAACACCATTTACATCATAGGTTGCGACTGGGGACTTAACCTTAACACCGTGTTTGACTACGGCAAGGGCGAACAACGCAAATACAACAACCAACAGAAGAAATTCATCAGGCAATTGGCCAAGGACCACGACATAGTGGTGGTCAATGATCAGAAGGTGGATGTGCCCGTAGAGATAATCACATCTCAGCAGTTTATCAATAAATATTATCCACAAGGAAGGACCTTGTAGAAACTAAAAGAAGGACTTTTACAATGGCGACATTCGCAACAGACACGGACCTATTGGAGTATGTTCCAGACATCAAGAAGTACGGAATCCAAGACTGGTCAGCACAGCACGAGAAGACTTACGACGACATAATCAGACTACTGAACATAAAATGGTGGCCAACTACCCAATTCTCAAGATATGATATTTCAGTGCTTGGAGGTAGCGAGAAACTATCACCCAGCAGATTGAATCCAGGGCAGTTCACGAGGGCCGCGGTCTATCACACTCTTGCGTATTACATCTATCCTAAACTTTCAACATTTGAACCTGATGGAGATTCTTTCAGGGAGCAGATGGGCTTCTACAAGAATAAGTTTGAAGAGGAATTTGATCTGATACTTAAGGACGGTGTCCACTATGACCTTGATTCATCAGGCTCATACACGGACAGTGAGAAACAATCATTTTATAGAGGTAGATTGATTAGGTAATGTCAGCCAGAGAAGATATAGCAAAAAACATAGTAGAGCAGTTGGAGAACATGACTGATCCAGCGCCAGGCAAGGTGTCAAGGGTTTTCTTTGATGTCAGCAAACTGGCGATCACGCAGTTCCCAGCGATCTTGGTGGTTACCAACAACGAGGTCAGGGACGACATATCCATGAACGCCAGACAGGGCATCATACAGTACGAACTTAGATGCTATGTGAGGGGCACGGAAGTTGACACCCTGAGGAACGAGCTCATAGAGAGGGTAGAAGAGACCCTTGAACTGTCAAGGGACAGGGACATAGCCCTTGCGGTCAGCAATATTCACAATGTGAAGACACAGGTCAGGAACATAGACATAGTGGACAGAGAACTGCCACTGGGCGAATGTATCATCACAGTGGATGTCAAATACACATACAAAAAAGGAGTCTTATAATGATTGAGATGTTCAAAGGAAAAGATTCAGCGATCGTTGGCGGCAAAGAACTGCAACAACGACTGAAGGACGGATGGACCTACACTCCGTCAACAAAGATCACCAAGTCAAGCAAGGACAAGATCAAGGCTGACGCGGTGGTTGAAAACAAACAAGATCTTGACGGTCCAGAAGATCTAACAACAGAGGAGTAATCAAATGGCATACGGTAATACTACATTTGATGGACAAGCGGGAGTTATCAAGGTAACTTCAGGTGGAAGCCAAGTGGCGGTAGCGGAAGTTAGATCTTTCACTATTGACCAAGAAACTGCTACTGTGGAAAATACAGTGATGGGTGACACAGCAAGGTCATACTTGCCAAGCCTAACACAATTTTCAGGAACAGCAGATGTTTTCCTTACAGACAACGACGACGGACAGATTGTTTTTGAGACAATGGGTGCAGATCCAGTGACTCTTGAAGTCTATCCTTCAGGTGAGACCACAGGTCAGAAACTGGCAGGAAACATAATCGTGACTGGGCATTCAATCACATCAAACTTTGATGGTATGGTTGAGGCTTCAATCACATTCCAAGGTGTAACCGCTTTAACGAAATCAGCCACTCCATAGTAGTGAAGATTTCAATAACGATATCACCTCAAGCAGAAAGAGTGATCTCTGGCCTCAAAAGGGATTTGGCCAAGCAGGTCCGCTCAATATCCAATGACCTCTTCAAATCTTTGAAGAAGTTCACACCAGTTCGTTCTGGTCGTGCCAAGAATGCCTGGAGAAAGAGAGACGGGAATCTCAAATTCACCATCAGGAACAATGTTCCTTACATAGGCAGGCTTGACGATGGATATTCAAACCAATCACCTAAGGGCATAACACGACCAGCCGTTAGGGAGGTTGCTAACAAGTACAGGAGAAAAAGATAATGTCAGCAACAGACAAAGTAAAATCTCACTACAACGCGGCGATCGCGGGTGAGATGGAAAAAATAAGAGTTGAAGAATGGGATATGGACATCTATTGTAGGAAGACATACTCATTCAAGGATGAACAGAGGATCATTCAATTACAGGCTGAAGGCAAGATAGTTGACAGTCTGGTTGAGAGTCTCATCATCAAGGCCAGGGACGCGGAAGGCAAGAGGATATTCTCTGACGCGGACAGGGTCACACTGATGCACGAGGCTGATCCAACAGTGGTCACGAGAGTGGTGGGCCAGATCAATGGGGCGGGTCCAAAGACCTTGACGCCAGTTGAGTCTGCAAAGGAATCCATTCCAACCCAGAGTTAAGACTCCTTTTGGTGTTGGCGGACAGGCTTAAGATGAGCCTGTCACAGGTAATGGAGTTCACTCGCGTTGAAATTGAACTGTGGGCTGGATACCTTCAACTTGAGGCGGATGGTCACAAGAAGACTATGCGTGAAATGAAAAGGAAGAAAAGATAATGGCTGATGCGAACATCGTCCTAAGGGCGGACAGTAGACAGGTAGAACAGGCAAACAGAAACCTTGACAGGATGAGGTCAAGCCTTGGCGGCTTGGGCACGGCGGCCAGATTGGCGGCGGGTGCCTTGGTTGGTATAGGAATTGGCAAGTTTGGCAAGAGCGTGGTCAATGTTGGACGACAGGTTGAGAACCTACAGACGAGATTCAAGTTCTTGTTTGGATCAGCGGAAGAGGGTGCCAAGGCGTTTGACACCTTAAGCAAATTCGCAGGAACGGTTCCATTCACACTGGAAGAGATAGCGGCCGCATCAGGTAACTTGGCCGTGGTTTCAAAGGACGCGGAGGAATTAGGCAAGAACTTACAACTGACTGCCAATGTGGCGGCCATATCAGGACTTGATTTCAGGCTCGCTGGAGAACAGATCCAGAGGGCGTTGTCAGGTGGTATATCATCAGCGGACCTATTGAGGGAACGAGGTATCAAGGCACTACTTGGATTCAAGGACGGTGTCAAGGTCACGACCAAAGAAACACAAGAAGCATTTGACAGGGTGTTTGGACCCAACGGCGAGTTCGCGGGAGCGGCAGTGGCGTTGGCCAGCAACTTTGATGGTCTACAATCAATGGTCCAGGATAAGTTCTTCAACATCAGGAGGATCATATCTGACTCAGGACCGTTTGACAGGCTGAAGGCCATAGTTGGTGTTTTTGACAAGGCACTGACCGCCAATTTTGACAACATAGAGAAGGCCGCACAGGGATTTGGTGCCGCCATCGTTTCTGGCTTTGAGAAGGTCCTCATAGGAACCGCCATGGCCATTGACGCCATGAAGCCAGTGACGGACTTCATAACCAGGGCATTCAACAACATCGTGAACGCCACCAACGGACTACCAGGCTACATCAAGACCTTGGGCGTGATTGGGTTCCTCGCATTGGGTGTCAAGGGCAAACTGGTGGTGGCCGTGATAGCGGGCGTATCAGACAAGGTAATAGACATATTCGCCAGTCTCATTGACTTCATAGCCAAGGGCAAGGACAAAGTGGCTGACATCTATGACGCCTTGGGTTTTGACGAGGCGGCCAAGAAGATGCGTAAGAACAGCAACTCAATGAAGAAAGAGGCTGACGACCTGAGGAACAAGTTAAAGGGCGTTGGCAATGAGAGCACCAAGACGGTCAAATCAATTGACCAGATGATTGACACCTTGGAGGAGAATGAGCACGCCTACGGCGGCAATGTCAAGAAGGCACTTGAATACATAAGGGCACTCCGTGAAGAGGAGTTGGCACAGAAGAAGACCAAGCAGGAGATAAACGAAAAACAGGCCGCACTGAAGGCACAGCGAGAGGGCCTGACCAAGACCACCAGGGCTATGGAAGACTACAAGGCCGCACTTGGTGAGACATTCAATGAAGCGGCTGAGAAGTTCAACGCCATTGACGAGGCGGTTAAACTCACGGGGTCATTGTTCAGTTCACTCAAGGTTGGCATTGGCAACGCATTCGCGGACGCCATACTGGGTGCCAAGACATTCAGGGAGGCACTGTCAGAATTGGCCAACAATGTGTTGAGGCAGTTGATATCAGGCATCATACAGATTGGACTACAGGTGTATGTGTTTGATGTGCTGGCTGAGAAACTGAGGAGGGCCAAGGACGAGGCCAAGGAACTCAACAGGCAACTGAGGAACCAGGCCATAGGACAGGCACTGGGCAGTGCGTTTGGACCAGTTGGTTCAATCGTTGGTAGCATCTTTGGCGGATTCTTCGCTGATGGTGGTAGGATACAGTCAGGACAGTTTGGTGTGGTTGGAGAAGACGGACCAGAATTGGTGTCAGGACCAGCCAACATCACGCCAATGGACCAGGCGGGTGGTGGTTCAACCAATGTGACATTCAACATCAACACGATTGATGCCACTGACTTTGACACACTACTAACTACAAGACAAGACTTGATCATAGGAATGATCAACAGGGGCCTCGCTGAGAGGGGCAGGAGGAGTTTAACAGCATAATGGCACACACAGGATCACACTTCCCATCAACCACGGGTTTCACCACACTTGATTTCACCAGCAACCAAAACACCAGGGTCACAGTCGCGGTGTCTGGCAAGACGCAGAGGCTACAGACTGGATCACAATACTGGAGTTTCAGTCTCAAGAGTCCAAAGAAGACCAGGGCGGATGTGATGGGCGATTATGCTTTCTTGGTTGAACAGAACGGACAGGCTTCATCATTCACGATCACACCACCAGAGATAGCATCAACCAGGGGCACGGCCACTGGCACACTGACCAATGACGCCACCGTGGCGGCTGGACAGAATTCTTGTGATGTTGGAGGTGGGGGTGTTGGAACCACTCTGTTGAAGGGTGATATGATAAAATTCTCAAACCACGACAAGGTGTATATGGTCACTGAAGATATCACATTCACTGGTGGTAATGACACCATAGAATTCCATCCACCCTTGGTCACAGACATTGACAACACCACCACCATAACCTACAACGATGTGCCATTCAAGGTATATCTCACGGGTGACAACATCAGATACGCCACCAGCACTGATGGTCTATATCAATACGAAATCAAAGTCAATGAGGAGATCTAATGACGAGGCAGTTGGACTCCACTTTAGAAACCAAGTTAGGGTCTCGTGAAATATTCGCGGCGGACCTGATAGAACTACACCTGGCCACGCCACTGTATTTCACATCAACCAACATAGACATAGACTACGACAGCAACACCGCACCTGACTCAGGGGTCAACACCTACCTGGCACAGGGACAGTTCCTGTACTACGGCAACATAGTTGAATCCAGTGACCTGAGGGTTGGTCAGGTTGACCTCACATTCACAGCAGTTGACACCACCACGGTGGCACTGTTGATCAACAACAACTACATGAACAAGCGTGTGGTGATCTACCGTGCGGTGTTGGACGCAGATTACAGTTTCACCTCCAGTGATGTGTTCACGGTGTTTGACGGAACCATAATGAACTACAGCATAAAGGAATCAGACGGCACCGCCACGGTCACTATGACAGTAAGCAGTCAGTTCGCTGACTTTGAGCGGACCAATGGCAGGAAGACCAACCCAGCGTCTCAACAGGTGCATTTCCCCACAGACAAGGGTATGGACTTCTCAACGCAGATCGTCAAAGACATAAAGTGGGGCAGGAAGTAATGGAGATACGAGATTTTCACATAAAGGATTTGAACCAGTTTAATGCGTTGGCCTACAAGGCGGTTTTTGAGAGGGGTTTCGTTGATACAGAATTTGACAAACAGAATTGGAACACACATATCAAGAGATTGGTGGTGTTGAACAGTAATGTGGTCAGGTGCGTGTTTGATGGTAGTGAAATGGTTGGTTTCTACATACTACAACTTCACAACCTACCTTGGAATCACAGGACGCAGGCGTTGTTCACACTGATACACCTGGCACTAAAATACAGGAACAGCGAGATGTATGCGTCTTTATTCAGGGACGCACAGGCGGTGGCACAGGCCAATAACTGTGAGAAGATACAGACCTCTGATCAGAGCATCCTGTGTGACAACGATATGAAGTTGAGTCTATTACACGGACAGGACTACAACCAAATAGACTTCGTTTGGGAGAAAAAGATTGATGGATAGGCAAAGATACCCAAAAAGAATTCCTGACGCATATACAGGCGTCTGTGTAGCGGCAAACACCATAAAAAGCCTAACAAATGATGTGATTGACTTCTATCTGCAGTTTGATCGTTATAACCATTTGACCTATGTGGACCTATGGCAACACATACACCCTTCAATCGTGAACGATCAATACAAAGTTTTCCACACCAACGGCGAGATATGGGCATTCGCCAACTGGGCATTTGTGAACAATCAAGTTCTGGACAGGGTGGTCAAGACAGGCAAGATCTACACCTTAGATTGGGTAACGGGATTCAACCTTTGCTACATTGACTTCGTGGCCGCACGAGATGCCTCCTATGTGATGAAATGGTTGAAAGATCACAGCGTCAGAATGGTGGGTGCTAACAGACCATTCTACAAATCACCAGCATTAGACAAGCAAAAGAAGAGAATGAGTAAATTACACACAAAGGAACATTGGCTATGGGAAGAGCATTAAAATCAATCACAAGAGCAGTCAAGAAAGTGGTCAGCGGCGTTGGCAAGGTGGTCAGCGGAGTGGTGTCAGCGGTGAGTTCACCGTTTGGCGCATCAATTGACACACCAGACTACGACATTGGACAGGACCAACAGGAGGCCATACAGGGCGTCCTGGTCAACAAGGACTCAGGCATCGCCAACATACCCGTGATCTACGGAACCAGGGAGGTTGGCGGCATCCGCGTGTTCGTGTCAACCAATGGCACAGACAACAAATACCTGTATGTGGCGCTGGTGTTGGCTGAAGGTCAGATTGATTCATATTCAAAATTATACATAGATGACAACGAGGTGCCATTGAGCTCATACTCACACGGCACGGTGACCACACCAAGTTCAGGCAGATACAGCAACAGGCTTCAGGTGCAGTTCTTTGACGGCAGGGATTCACAGTCAGCATCCAGCGTGTTGACCGCCGCTCCAGGATGGACCAGCAACCACAAGTTGAGTGGCCTGGCATACCTGGCGTTCAGGTTTGAATGGAAGAAGATTGAATCGCAGGCAGACGCGGACAACAATCCCTACTCAGGTGGCATACCCCGTATTAGGGCAAGGGTCAGGGGCAAACGGATCTTGGATCTCACGGGCATCACACCCGCGACCTACAACACGGCCTATGGGTCAGACACGGTTACCTACAGCAACAACCCCGTGAATGTCTTGGTTGATTATCTGAGGAACACCAGATACGGCAAGGGACTCAGCAATGATGTTTTTGACTGGGCCAGTTTCAAGTCAGCGGCGCAACTGTGTGACCAGACCGTGACCTACGGCAATGGATCCACATCAAAGGCCTTCACCTGTGACGCGGTGTTGAACACGGGCCTCAGCCTTATGGGCAACTGCAAGATCATACTATCAGGTTTCAGGGGCATAATGCCATACCAACAGGGCAAGTATTTCCTAAAGGTTGAGAACGGTGGAGATGACTCAGACATCACGGCCACGCCAGCATCACCAACAACCGTTTTCACCGTGACCAACGATCACATCGTGGGTGGTGTGACGCTTGAGGGAGAATCCAAGCAACACAAGTGCAACAGGGTGGTGGTCACTTACATAGACCCAGATTCAGACTACGAGCCCAATGATGTTATATTTCCTGAGGAGGGATCAGCGGATGATGTGGCGTTCCTGGCCGCTGACAACGGCGTCAGGCTGGAGAAGAGGGTCACACTGCCAACCATAGCCAATCGCAAGATCGCAGAGCAGTATGGCCGCGTGTTCCTGCGTAGGTCAAGGGCGGAGAAGTTCATCACATTCAGGACCACCCTGGCCACTTCAAACACCACCGTGGGCGACCTGGTCAGGGTCATCAACGAGAACTTTGGACTGGATGGCATATTCAGGATCATGGACATGAGGATAACCACAGCGGGCGTGATTGAGATATCAGCCATAGAACATCAATCCAGCACCTACGCCATAGACGGTTCAGGCACTGACTATGTGAGGCCCACCATAAACCTACCAGATCCATTCCAGGTCATAGCACCAACCAACCTGACCGTTGAGTCAGGTGCGGCGTTCAATCTGCAGACCAACGATGAAGGATATCTCACAACTGATTCAACCGTACGGAGGCTCAAGGTCAGTTGGACCGCATCAACGGATCCATTCGTCAACGAATACATAGTGCAGTTCAAGGTCAGTTCATTGAGTTTATACCAAACCTCTGGCATAACCACGGACACGGAATTCTTCATACCAGGGGTTTCCTTGACACAGGACTACGATGTCAGGGTGGCGGCCAGGAACGAGCTTGACAGGCGATCAGACTTCATAGAGGTCACTGATCACACGGTGGTAGAATAGTGAGGCACGACCTGTTCCTGGCGAGACTCAAGGAACTGGGCCAATGGCGCTGTGAGACACGCACCAAGCAGGGCAGGGGCAATCTCACCTGTCCAGGCGAGCCCTACCACACCTGTAGATTTGACCTCACACGCAAGGTCTACCATCAGACCCGCCTCGTGGAGCGACGACACCTGGCCAGATGGGCGAAATGGTGATTTTGGTTCCGTGACGACCAAACTGTAGACCAAAACTTACCAACCAAACCCAATAACCATTGACTTCTTGACCGTTTAGGATATATACTTGTGACATAGGCAAGCACAGGCATCTACAATTTCCCAATCAAGGCATGAAGTTTTGGTCAGTTATCTCAGAAACTGATGGGGTGTGAAGAACGCACCGTCCTATTAACACACGGAAAGGTCTTAAGGCGTTTTAACCAACAAGCCAGTTAGACGACTTGGTGTGTGAGGCAGAGGGGCCTGGGACACGAATCTGAACGACAAACCACTCTCAAAAAATCAGCGTTCTGGTAATCTGAATGAGAGACAAATTCAACTGAAGGAGAAAGTTTGCGAGTCTGATAAGACGAAGCAAAGGTCATCTGAGATGACCTACTCAGTGCTGTCGCACTTCGTGATTTCTTGACATCTAGATGTTTGTCATTTATAATGTGTACATGAAGTTCATAAGGAAATGCACAGATCAATGTGAAGTGTTTCTACAAGAAACATCCAATTCGTGTCACTACTCGTGCCTGAGGTGTGAGGAGCACGGCTTCATCAAATGGCTCAGTTATGACCAGCATCGTGAACTGGCTGACATCATTGAACCAGTTGACCAAGTGACGGCGATGCCAGACCATAAATAACGATGCGTCAAGGTGTTGTCACACTCCTTGCAGATTGCGACTTATAAGTGCACCAGGACGCGGTTCCATTGTACCATGTGGAACCCCTTATCGTTGGGCGGTGTTTCTGTGTTTTGCCATACTTAAAAAACCGCCCAACTCATCCGTAGGTTGTAGAACACCCCCTAAAAACCCCCATTTCTCGCGGCTTTTTGCCAGGTTGACGCAATTACCAAACGTGCTACAATGATTGTATATGTTGATAAGACAAGCATTACAAATAGTAGGCGGTATCACAAAGAACAACAAAAAGATGCCAGGTCATGCGTACGGACTGCCAGCCGCGGCCTGT